TGAGACCAACGTTTATAAACGAACTAGTATATCCGCATGACAATAACAACAGACTTTACATTATTCAATGTAGCAATGATTAATCCAATAACGATGGAGCGAATCGAGCAAGGAGACATGCGTGCACGAGATGCAAAAGCGTTTGTTGAAAAGATGGACGCTCGAGGCATACCAACGATGGTTACTTCATATAGTGAATCCGATACGTTAGCTTTTACTGAATATATGATAGCATCTAAATTAACATCACCGATAGTACCATCATCTGAGAATACATAATGAAAGTAAATGTTGGAGTTCGTGGAAGCAAGTTAGCATTAGCCTATTGTAATAAAGCATTGGAACAATTAGGTTTTACGGAAGCGAAAATAGTCATTGTTGAATCAACGGCTGATTTAAATCCAACGGCATCTATTGAAGAGATGGGTGGTAAAGGAGTATTCTGTAAGGAGATAGAAGACTGCCTAATGGAACGCAGAATTAATATTGCAGTCCATGCGTTTAAAGATGTGACACGTGATAACGACGCCTTCTTAGAGATTCCTTGTGTAATAAAAAGAAACGACTACCGTGATTGTCTTATAGGTAATCATATAGATCCAAAGACGATTGGTACAAGTAGTCCGCGTCGAATAGCACAACTGAAGAGCCTCTATCCTCTTTCTAAGATCATTCCAATTCGTGGTAATATAGACACTCGAATTAAAAAGCAGGAGAATGGAGAGTATGATGCGATCGTTCTAGCAGTTGCTGGTGTTGATGAATTAGGATATATGGATAAAATAACTCGAGTCTTTGAAACCGATGAGATGATGCCTGCTCCAGGACAAGGTGTTATTGCAGTTCAAGTAGTAAAGTCACAGACTGTACGTGAACATAATATGTCTGACCTTTTACGATCAAAGTCACACAAAGATACTTGGTATTGTGCAATGGCTGAAAGGTATATGTTAGAACGAATAGATGGAGATTGTCAAACACCAGTTGGTAGTATATCTAATATTAATGGTCGTGCTCTAACGATAGAAGCACAGAATTGGGAAACAGGAAAACGAGGGTTTGTTAGAGGACCAAAAGAAAACTATAAGGAACTTGGTTACGAACTAGGTTCAAGACTAATATGAAAAAAGAAACATTACAAATCCACAAAGAAGTAGCAACGCAAGTTAGTACAGGTCTAGTCATCAACTACCCACTCAATCTTGTGTTACTTTATATACTAATAGAACTATATGGAGTAACCAACCCTCTTTATATAGGCACCACAATCACTCTAATCATGACAGTTATTGCTTATACGCGTATCTTTATTCTAAGATCATACTTCAGTAAAAAATACAAAAGAACTAGTACCCGCCAGACTTAAACCAACCTTTACCTTTTAATTGAAATCCACCACTCCCAGCTACGAATACTTTCTTTAGTTCGTCTTCTTTACACTCAGGACATGTTGTTAATGGATCTGCGGTTATCTTTTGTATGACTTCTAATTTAGATTCACAATTCTTACATTCATAATTATACGTTGGCATTCAGGTAATTCTCATTATATTGTTTAATGTTTTATTTATCGTTTTCTTAAGACAAAAAAAGGGACCCCGAAGGATCCCTCAAAAGATGTCTAATTAAAATTAGATTCTTATTAGTATTGCTTACAAACGCTTAGCTTAGAACAAGTTAGCGATTGTGACCTTACGGTAGTACTTGTTAGTATCGGCAGTAATAGCACCAAGACCTTGAGTAGCACCTTCAGCGAACGGGTTAGCAACCATACCATAACGGGTCTTGAAACCAATCTTAGGCTGGAAGCTGTTCTCGCCAACTGCACGAACCATTTGTAATGGAACGTATGGGCAATAGAACAAACCTGCATCGAATGCAGATGAACCTTTATAACCAACTACCAAGTAGTTAGCACCGGCGAATGGGTCAACATAAACACGGAATCTACCGTTAAGAACACCAGCAAAAGTATTGCCTGTATCATCAACTTCGAGAGTGTTGCTGTTTAGTGCAGGAGTATAATCCAATACACCAGCCATTTGCAGGGCAGAAGCTACGTCAGAAGAACAGATAACAATGTTACCTTTACCACGACGAGTTGCTTTAGCAATTGCGTTAGCTTCTTGCTCGATCTGGAACATAAGACCTTTGAACTTCTCAACAGACCAACGACCGTTAGCATCAACATCTAAGTCGAAAGTACCGGGAGTTGCTGCACCAGAAGCGCCGACAACAGCTGTATCATAAATTGTACGAACAACTTCACGGTTGATTTCCGCAAGGATCTCAGTTTGAAGAATGTTAGCCAATTCAGTTTCTGCGTCAAGTCCGTGAACTGCTTTAAGATCTTGAGCAAGTTCAGTTGTGTATTCAGCTTTCAGTGCGCGAGTCTTAGCAGCAACAGTAACTTTCTCAATTGAGAAGGCCATTTCTGCGTAACCAGCACCAGCACCGTCGCCCAATGCTTCAGCAGCACCAGTAGCAAGGCCAGTACCTGTAGTAACAGCAGCACCAGGAAGTGTATTAGCATGAGTACCAGTTCCACCGAAATCTGTATCGGCTTCGTTGAACAATGCATCGCCACCAGCTTGAGTACCATACTTTGCACGCATTGCGAAGATAAGTCCTGTAGGACCAGTCATAGGCTGAACGCCACAGATATCATATGCGATTAAGTTAGGAACTGCACGTCTTACCAAAGAGATAAGAATCGGATCGTAACCAGCAGTAGGTCCGCCAGCAGCAGAACCGCCACCGAAGCCGCCAGTACCAGCATCGTTAGTTGGAGAAGCTTCAGAAAGCAAGCTTGTCATGTTTGCAGAAAGATCGCCAGTTTCGGCTAGAGCACGTTCTGTGTTTTCCAGGATTGTAGCAGTAACTGCTCTCCTGTGTTTGTCGCTAATTGGTGAAAAAGAATCGTGTGCTAAAATTGGCTCCCACTTTTCCACTAGTCTTGTATAGTTATCCATTATTGGATCTCCTTTATATTTAAAATTAAAATTTAGTTTACCAAAACCTAATTTAATTATTCTAATTACTATTTAGTGTTGAAAGCTTCAACTAAAGCATTAATAGAGGTGTAATCAGAAGATGGTTTAGTTACTTCCTGTTCCTCTAGAATAATTTCATCGGACTCAGATTGAACATCATGTTTTTCAACAAGAGGCTTATCACTGAAGAACGATTCCTTAATAACTTGAAGATTCGTTGCATATGCATCTGTATCTTCAACATCAAGCTTTTCAGACAATACCTTTAGACGTTCCACCTGATTTACAGATAGTCCTTCTGAGATTTCGTCAAATTTTTGTACTGCTTTGAAAGTGGCAATAGTCTTAAGTAATTCGATATTCTCGTTTACTAGATCATTGGCTTTCCCTTCCAACTCAGATACTGTTGTTTCGAGGTTTTCTACAACATCAACAGTTTCTTCCGAAACAGTAACATTGTGTTCAACAAACAAGTTCTTAAGACCTGACATCAATGATTCCGCCATCTCAACCTTAATACCAGATTCGACTGCGATTTCATTCTCTGCCATCCACTCAGAAACAACGTAATCCAAATACTTATCAACGTTCTCAGTTACAGTATCCAATTTCTCAGTTACAGCTTCTTCGAGTGATTCGTCTAAGGACTTAGTTAATTCTTCACGAATTGTCTCAGTTCTCTTGTTTACTTCTTCGTTTAATGCGGCTTCAAATACAAGACTGATCTTGCTTTTAAAGTCTTCAGATAAATCTTCACCTTCGATGATAGATTCAATTGAATTTTCGATAACTACTTCTTCAACAGTTTCTACTTCTACTTCTTCTGCTGTAGGAACTTTCTTTCCAGCGTCTTTCTGTCCAGGTGTTGCTTTCTTATCGTCAACTGCACCTTTAGGCTCGTCAGTAGTAGTCTTCTTCAACTTGTCCTTTTTACCTTCTCCACCTTCAGGTGTAACTGGTGCTGGGACTTCTGAAATACCGTCATCGGAAACGAATTTCTCTTCTACGTTTTCCATTTGTTTTCTCCTTTAAATTTGTTATGTCTTACAAATATGTTTATAATAAACTTTACTTAATTTATTTATAAAAATTTAGTTTCTTAAAGAACGAACGAATGTTTGGAACATCCTTGCTGCCGTCTCTTCATCAATAGTTCTTACTACTCTATTAATCTTTCTCTCGACTTCTTCTTGAATATCCTGAATAACCTGATTGGCTCTCCAATTCCCAGAAGCAATATCGTAGTAATACTCTACGTTCTCCATGATTCCATTTACGAACGCATTTGGTGCTGAAGGGTCAGTAACAATATCAACAGTAGAGAGGTGAAAGTCAGACTGAACTTCCATTACACCACCTTTACCTGCCTTGACCGAACCAAGACCGCGAGTCGAAACTCCAATCTTTACTCCTTCGTCTAATAGGCTCTTCACGATTTCCCCCATAGGTGTTGATAAGATTTTTGCCTTACCATAAAAATCGTTGCCGTCCCGTCTCATCTCAGTAATTAGATGTGAAACGCGATCCCCGTTAATCTGTGGACCATCAGGGTGACCTAGTTCTCCAAGAGCACGTTTAGTTTGAATAAACTCTGTATTATATCGAGTCATCTCATTTTCTAAAGTAGCACTTGGATAAATTCTTCCGTTGCGATTTTTGATATCGCCTTGCATGAAAACTCCTTCTATGAAGTAATTCTTTTTACCGTCGTCTTTAGCTTCGGTAATTACCTCTACGGAGTGATCTGTAAATTCTGTTATTAAATTCATAATTGTTTCCTTGTAAACGTATTTATACAACTAAGTATAATGAGCAACACCAACCATTAATACTGCAGAAGCGGCGGTTAAGGTATCTGTAGAATCTTTCTTACAAAATGATTGCCCAGGACCTGCTGTAAATGTACCAAGAACATCTCCACCAACATTCTTATGAGTAATAAGAATACCTGCAGCCGTTGCGTTATATAATCTAACAAGAGTTGCTGTACCAATATTGTTAGCAGTTGTTATAGAAGCTTCAGTACCTTTAACTTTAATTATACTAGGCATTATACCTTATCCTTACAAAAATCGAGGATTTCTTGGAATCCATTTTCATCAGCAACCATAACACCATACATATCTTTTGTATTGGTTTCAGTTAACTCACTAAACATTTTATTTAACATAGTTGCATCTTGTTCTGATATTTCAACTACCGAATTGTTTTGTAATTTAAATGGTCCTGATTCGATTGATTCACCGTAACCAGCTTTAGCAAGAATCTTTGCCGCTCCTAATGGGCGACCGCTTACCATTGCATCACCTTTGGCATAAGCATATAATGATTTAACATTTGAGAATACTTCTGCTAATTTGTTCTGCCACCATTCTTCAGGATCTTGTCCTTCTCCAAGGTATTCTTCAATCTCTTGTGATGCGTAACAAATAAAGTTAAGTTGCTTCATCATCATTGGAATTTCTTGCTGGGGACTCTCAAGCAATTCTTCCTCTGTAGAAACCTTATCTAACATTTCTTTGAACGTTAACGAAATTGTTTTACCGTTTGAATCTTTAATAGTAACTTGTGAAGGTTTAACCTTAGGGGCTTTTTCGTTATCTGCCTTGTAGGCTGCCTTAGTTTCACCAGCTGCTGTTTCAGATTCCTTAGTTGTTGCTTTACTTACAGGTTTCTTTTCAGCTTTAAGTTCTTTATCGTGATCGCCTTTGGTTTCTTCCATGTCGCCGTCATCTGTTTTCTCATCATCTTTAACAGCAGCTTTCTTCTTTACACCAAGGATTTCAGTAATTGACTTCTTACTTAATTCGGTTTCTTCCTGAGCAACAGGAGGTTTGCCTGTACCTGTACCACGAACCGGTAGAGTTTGATCTACCTTCTTCTTATACGCTTTGTCGTAATCAGCTTCGTCGTTAACCTTATCCGCAGGTCTTTCGACTTTAGTAAGCCCAGGTATCTCGCCTGTAAAAACGTGGTCAGGTGCAACAGGATGAGGGATTACCTCAATTGTATGTTGATCCTTAAATCGTTTTTCTTCGGGTGCCTTTGGCTGGGCAACTTCTGAAACAAGATCTTTAAAATTTTTCATGTTTAGTCCCTAATTTAATTTACTCTATTCTTTATTTATATCTTAAAAGGCTTCGTCTTCGTTGGAATGACCGCCTTCAGCAGTTTCATCTGCAATCTGGTCTTCCATATCCTGCTGCTGTTCTTCAGTCATTTGAAGCACGTTTGCAGTAATCCACTGATGAGAGAAATACTTACCTGTATAATCAGATATATCTCTAAGAGTATTTAATCGTTCTCTTAAAATCTCAGATTCCTTCAGCTCTTCAAAATAGTTATCCTTAACAAAGTCGTAACGAATATCGTTTCTAATCTCATTGAATTCTTCAGGTGTTAAAATACCTTTGAGTACCAATTGCTTCTCCAATACCATATTGAATATCCAGGAAAAGCGATTACGAATTCTTCTAATAAATTTACCAAACTTTAGTTCATCTCGAGTAATCTCAGATGTTCTACCAAAACTGGCCATAGCTTCTGGTTCTAAACGTGATAATGGAACCTTCAACGATTTAAACAACTTACGCTGAAAGTATTCCATATTTTCGTTCGTACTCAATCCTGGTGCGTTACCGCCGGCTAATGTATCAACCTCAGTTGATCTTTCACCACCACGACGAGGGAACCAAAAGTCCTCTGTCATTGTTAGCATCTTCCTAGAATCAGTCATTTCACCGGTACTAGAATTATACTGTAGTTTATTCTTGTGTCGAGCCATCATATCCCGTAGATATTGTTCTGCCTTGTTCTTCGGCAAGTTACCTACATCAATATAAAAAATTCTGCGTTCAGGTGCTCTTGTTAACGTATAAATTACAACAGCATCTTCTAACATTCTTAACTGGTTTAAAGCTTTACTCGCTGGGTGTAAATGAGATAGTACTAAACTATTATTCTCATTCATTAATCCCGAAGTAACTCGAGCAATTGCATCCTTAGCAACTTTAATTCCTGACGTACTACTTGAAGGCGAGCTTCCGCTGCCTGTAGTAGTATTCTGAAACCCAGACTCTGAATACATATAGTATTCATTTTTAACTTTCTTTACAGGTACACCTGAATGTGGATCCTTTCCTTTCTTATCAACTTCTCGTATTAACTTTAACTTACGAGGATCCACATATCTTAATTCGATTACACCCTTCTTAACATCTAAAGGGTCAATAATAATATGATAGTTTAATCTGCCATCAACATAAAACTTTTGAAACATGTCGTATGAATTATTCGTAAAATCAAATAACGCAAGGACTTGGTCAAACTCTTTAACAATAGTCTTCTTGACTTTGTCTGATAGATCTGTTTCTCCTAACGAGATATCAACAACTCTATCATTTGTATCAACACTAATGGCTTCGTTAACTATGTCATCAACAGCCTGATTAATCTCAGGTTGCATTGCCATAGACCGATATTTGGTAATAAGGTCGGACTCTGTTTTAGCAGAACCTTCCATATCCAATATCGTATTATAAAATCCACCGAGCGCATTACCAACGGTAATCGCACCATCATCATTAGAGGGTTCAGCGAAACTAACTGGTAGTGTAGTCTCCTCTTCTGCCCTCTTTATATCAAAGCCAAAAATTTTCACAATATCATCCTATAATTAATTATGTAGTTGGAATACCGGTATTGCCTTCTACTTTCCAAAGATCGTATGCAAAGGTAATTCCGAATTCCTGAATCTGATCGTTAGTATCCCAACCCATAGCAATCTGATCCACACTCGTTGGGTACAAGCCTTCAAACACATATGTACGAAGTGCGTCACCATTCTTACTATATTGAGTAATCAACGCATTCGATTTATAATCCTGAGGTAAAGCACGGGTATTAGAATCGTGTGAATTAATTGCATTCATCCACGCTTCCATTGCATTCCGTACTAAGAAATCCTCATCATTAATACATGTGACTGTCCAATCTGCAAATGTTCTGTCACCAGCATAATTAATTTGTCTTCCAAAATATGGAACAGTGAACGAACCTACCGTAGAGGCAGGCAGTCCGGCTGTTTTAATCATGAAAGGCGCTTTAAAGTCTGCACTTGGATCAACAGGGTTTAAAATTTGCACTTGGAAAAGGTTGGCCCGAGCACCACCACCAGATAACTGGGATTTGAACTCATTTATATTAAACGCCATCTCTAATTCTCCTTTATTTAAAAATTATTTATACTGTTAGAGCGATCCAACAATTTCTTCAAATTCAACACCTGATCTTGTAGCAACAAAGGTTAACTCAATCACATTGATTGAACGTGCAGGCTTAATGAATATATTCGCTCTGAACTTGCCTTGGTCAATGACCGCTGGTGTATTAACTGTTTCGTCAGATACAACCCTGAAATCAACAATGCCTCTTTTACCTTGAATATCCCTTAAGAATGGTTCTACAATTCCTTTGAATTGAGCTTGAGTAAACTCGTCATTCAATTCGAAGAGGAATGATTGTGCGGCATTGGCAATCGCTTTCTCAACAGCAATAAACAATCTTCGTACGTTCAAACTATCAAACGCGCTGTTCTGCCCAAATCCTGTCTTATCACCGAATAGTACAATTCCTTGTCCTACCTGTGCCATTACTGGATTAACTTCATTGCTGTATAACTGATCTCTTTGACTCTTGTTAGGGTTAAAAGCAAGTTTTACAACGTTCTTAATTACACCTTTACGGAATCCTGCTGGAGATTCAAAAGGTTCAACTCTTGAAGCAAGACCAGCGATATCACCGTTAAGTGGTGTGTATCGGTATACATCGTTATATCTGTCGTATCTGTATTTGTAACCAGAATCAATTACTGAATAAGAAGAAGTAGGTAAAGAATTTCTAAACGCAATTACGTTGGCTAACATTTTTTCTGTCTTGCTTTCATCAACAACGTCTGATTTAGCAGGACTGATAAACGCGATTGCGTCTTTTCTGTAATCTGCAATATTTGAGATCAAATATGTACCTAGGTTACCAGCATCATCAGATTTACCACCAAGTACGAATGAAACATCAATTTCGTTTGCTGATTTAAACAAATCGTAACCTGCGGCAAGATCAGCTAATGTTGCTAGTGATTCTGTTCTACCTGCTGTTCCTGATGCCAATGATTCGTATTGTGAAGTTTGAGATGCAAAATGAGCTGTATTAGCAACCTTGACCCAACCTGACTCTTGATCAATTACTTCTTTATAGTAATTTGTTTTACCACTTGACAGTTTTGTACCAACCGTAGTAGATACATCACTATAGATCTCGATTGCAGATCCTGCAGTTCCAGTAATTTCCCCATCTTCGTCTAAAACGGCGATGTGATAGTTACCAGTTCCCGGCTTCTTACCACCAAATAGGTTTGCGTATGCCCACTTTCTTGTGATGGTGAGATTCTGTAAAGCAGACTCTGCCAATAAGTATGAACCACCGAATGTTACATCGTAAGCATAAGCTGTTATCAGTGATGTGTTTGCAGTTACGTCACCTACCGAATCTCTCCATTCTTCAGTGATAGTGGTAACAGACAATTCTTGATATCCAACTGAATCGTTACCGATTACAAAGATATCACCAACATCTGCTGTTGTGATTCTGTTAGCAGGTGCTACTTCGAACTGAGTGTTACTTGCGTTAAATGCAATTGTTTGTTTAATTTCTAGTGTGTCACCAACACCAGTAATTCTTGTTTCAGGAATTATCCCAAGAGCTGCTACTGAACTCTCAAAATTACTCTCTTTAACATACGCTACTTCTAATGAATTACCTAATTCACCAGCATACAATGCATCAAACGAACCAGCGGTTCCGCCGGTGACAACGTTGTTTGCGTTATATGTACGTGAGTCAGCTGTTGCTGTTACTGCGCCATTGTCTGCACGCGCGACCCATAAAGCATTTGCATATGAAAGATAATCTGCTGCTACAAAGAATGTTTCATAGTTATCATCATCGGGCGTACCGAATCTAGAAACTAATTCATTCTCTGAAGAAACAAGTACTGCTTCACCTACAGGACCCCATCTAAACACGCCGGCGATTGCTGCTGGTGGTGTTGCGATGGCAGGTACCGATGCTGACGCGTCCACCTCTCGAACAATTACGGAAGGACTTACGGAAAAAGCCATATTATTCTCCTTTAATATTATCTAATTAAATCTTTTGTTACTAATTAATAGTTATCACAGTTTTATTTATAAAAGTTCGCTGTTTGCGATTTACCATCCTACATCAGGTTTATATTCGATCCACCCATGTTCATCGGGTATATCGTCAGCACCTGTATCAATAAATCCAAACGGTAACAATTCTTCATCAAGCTGTTGTTCTGTTTTTTCTTTTAATTCGGCTAAAGTATTGATATCCGTTAACTCTCTAAAGAATCTTTGGTCGGATAGCCAAGCAAACAGAACTAACGTCATTACCAAATCATCATGATGACCTGACTCTGCTTCGTAAGAATTGCCTTTTTTACTAAATCGTGATAACTCCTGTATTGTATTATAATCTTGTAGTATTAACTGATTTTGTTCAATTAATAGTTTCAATATAGAACAACCTTTTGATTTTACACTTTTGGTTGTTCGTATTCCATGATCTGACCTCTTCCCTCCAAAATTTGATACTTGTTTCCCGGCTCGGCCGTGGTTTTCAGTAAAGAGAAGATTTTCATAGCCGTAATCCATAAAGAGTATATCAGCAACTTGTTCACCGATATCGTTAATTTCTATTAAAACTGCACTCTCATTGTACATCAGCCCTATTCTATATATAACGGAGGCAAAGTCTACTGGACTTATGGTATTATCTTTATAGACGCATACTTGTTTGTATGGCATCTCTGTTGTATCTATTATATTAAATGCTGAATAATCAAGACCCTTACCTCTTGATACATCAACTACCATTACATATGAACGGTCTGGCATTACTGCTTCATATTGTGTAATACCTTCAGCCTCATGTAATGGCTTCGAAGGAGCAAGTTCTTTGAGTTTGGCACCACTAATAAGTGTACCTGAGCTTCCTAAGAACTGACAACAGTATTCTTGTTCAAACTTTTCATTATCAAAATCTAATGCTTCGAGAGTTTCCTCTTTCCACAATTCATCTCGTCCAGGAACATCGTTCCACATAACCTCAACGTATTCATAACCATTTGTACCTTCTTTAGCACCTTTACAGGTTTTCCAAAAATGATTCAATCCATTAGGAGTAGAGGTCATTAATAATTTTGTTGTTTTACCAGAAGATATCGTTGGATATACAGAAGCAAAGAATTCATCAAACCCTTCAATAAACGCAACCTCATCGAGATATAGAAAGGATATTGACTTACCACGAATAGCAGAAGAAGTAGTAGTACCTGCGTAGATCTTACAACCATTCTCTAACGTGATGTTACCTTTATTCCATTCTTCAATACCTTGCTGCATCCACTTAGGTAATGCTTCATAGGCTAACTGTATACGGCCCAATACCTCTCTTGCGCCGTCACCTTTGTTTGCCAATATCGCAACAGTTTTAAATTCATTAAAGAGGACGTAGTGCAATATAACAGCGGTTGCTGTCGTAGTCTTCCCACTCTGCCTTGCAGTTAATACAGCAACACGTCTATTATTCGTAATCTTTTCGGTAATTTCTTTTTGATACTCGTACATGTTCATAGGAATTAAACCATGATCAACATGTACAATTTTAATATAGTTTTCAGCGAAGTAAACTGGATCTGCTGCACACTTCAAATATTCTTTTAGAAGCTCGGGTGTAAACTCAATTTGTTCACCAATCTTTTTAAGATGTGAGTTACCTAAGTAACCTTTATCGAAGTTACTCATTTATTATCTTCTTCGCCTTTAATCATCTTAAGTAAATCTGATGTAGATACAATTAAATTATTATTCGTTACTTCTGTTTTACCCTGTTGGTCTTCTTCTGTTGCATATCTTTTCTTTGTTGACATTTCAACAAAATCTTTGTTTGCATCAAGTAATGTTTTCATTAAAGTAGATACAACTTCAAACGCTCGAGGTGATTCTGATTGCTTTGCGATTTCAACCATTTCGCGAACTGATTCATCACCAAGATTAATAATGTTTTCGATATTCTTTTTCGCTAATTCGATATCTCCGAGATTCTCGTTAGCTTGCTTTGTGATAACAGTAGGCGGTAGTATTGTGGATTCTTGAGGTAGATTCTTGAGTTCATCAACTGTCTCTATTTCAGCAGGAACTAAAACCGGCTCGGCTGCTTCCTCTAAAGGTCTCATATTTAATTTCATCGCTATTATATCACCTTTATCTTTCATGCGTCAACTCTTGTAATGTATAACATAAAGTATGAATTACTCAATGGCAAGTTTCGCACAATATCATTATCCCAGATGGCATTAACAAAATCATCTTGATCCATGCTTCTTACTTTATGAAGTGGAGATTCAACAAATCGCTTTAAGAACGTATCTCTAAATTTAATAAATTTTTCAGGACCGTCTTCAGTTGCCTTTATATGTATTTCACAACCAATATGTTTTACATTATTTAAACAGTAATCCAAATTCTCGGTGTTAAATACATCGTATTCATTTCCTTCAATATCACACTTTAAATAATCTATGTTTTGTATATCGTAATTTGTTATTAATTCTTTAAACGAAATACGATCTATATCATCAGTCGGTAATGGCGCTTTCTTTGTTACATAACAGCCATCCGCATCAGATGTACCAATAATTGCATTAATCGGATAAACTTTTGGATCGGGTTCATTCATCATATATTCGGAAACATTTTCAATTGCCGTCTTTAGCAATTCTCTATTTGCTTCAACCATATAAACTTTAGCAGCTCCTTTATCCAAAGAGTCAGCGGCCATCATTCCAACACAGGCTCCTAGATCTACAACAGTATCTCCAGGTTGTACTACATACCACCAATCGTAATCCTTTCTTACAAAGAATTCTCTATAGAATGTTGCGGACATTTCAAGTACAAGACCACCCATACTCATTTCTTCGTTCAACGCCTTCTTTCTAATCATAATATAAATCCAAGTTATTTACTTATCCGTATTATTTATTGCGCAAGACTGGCGGAGTAAAGTACTACTAAATCTATGATCTCTTCGATTAAAATGCAAATCTATATCTCTCTTACGACAAATATCTTTACCTGTAAAATCTTTATCACGATATTCTTCACCAAGAACACGAACATCAATTGTATATAACTCTAATATGTCTTCGAGATCTTGTTCCGTTTTATAAGGAATAATTTCATCAACATATCTTACAGCTTTTAATTGACTATATCGTTCAACTATTGTTTGTATTGGTGGGTTCTTTTCAGGACGATCGAGTGAAGGATCTATTTGTAATCCTACAATTAAATAATCACAATGTTCTTTTGCTTCTCTTAGCATTTGAACATGTCCAGCGTGTAACAGATCAAAACTGCTACAAGTAAATCCAATTTTCATAATATAGTATTCCTAATGTATCAGTTCCTAGGTAGGAGCTGTATCTGATACCGTTGTGATATAATCCCAATCATCGTCAAATTCAATCAAACTATAATCAACAGTTTGTGTAATATCCGAAGTTGCTACGTTATTTGCAGTCATACCCGGCTGTAATGTTTTGAATTCTTCGAACTCTGTATCAGTTGCAGTATCAGTTGCTATTCTCGTATCAATAAATCGTATAACTGCCTTATCTCTTTCAGGTCCAAAGAACCAACCTTTCATATTGAAGTTTAGTGTATATAATATACTTCTTCTTTCTGTAAATTCTGCTTCATAGATATCTTCTGATTGAACATCGGCTAAAATAAGTGGTATGTCCATTGGTTCTAATCCATCAATCAACTTTACGGTGCTTGTATGATCTGGATTAAAGAATGGAAGAATCTGTTCTACTAACTTAATTGCATCTTCATTATATTTTGCCATGATGTATAAACTGAATCCCATATTATATGGAGTTCCTGAATATACAAATCTTCTTCCACCGTTTTCTGTATCAACTTGTGTCTTTCTTAATTTTCTTGTTGGTGCAACTTTTCTTTCGGCATCATATGTAAAACTTGTTAATTCAA